TTGAGAATAAGGTCTATTCATAAACATTGCTGTTTTAGGTGTATCTTCTTTTGTCATTATAGTGTTAGCTTCTTCAGCCATTTGTAGTCTCCTTGGGGGTTATCGTAGCCATTTATTGTTGGGGGATAAGTAGCCTATTATTGTGGATTATTAACGTGAAGCTAATCCACCTCGCTTCATCTTCTTTGGTTTAGGTGTTTTCTTTTTACCTGCTAATCCACCTGCATTAAATCCGTATCCCATATCTGATGAGTCTGGATTGGATGCATCAACTCCTCCGGAGTCATCATTATTATTGTCATCATCATTGTTAGAAAACATATTGCTTAAATCAGTAGATGGTGGTGTAGTTGAATATTGCTGTTGGTCATCTTCTTTCTGTGTCACAGACTCATTGTAAACATCTTGAATACCAGATGGTAGACTGTTATAATTATCTACATTAAAAGAGCCATCATCATTTTTAGATGCATCTTCAACAGCATCTATATAATCATCCCTTACTTTATTGTCTATATTTTCAATACTAAAAATATGATTGTTATCTTTTACCTTTATTCTATCAGCTTGTACAAAAGCATCTACCATAGCTCGTGCTTGTTTATTAGAAAGGTTAGGATTACTGTCCTTTAAATCTAGTATACTTTTTCTAGCTTGTTTATGTTGCTTTATTAAACTTTTAGATTCTGAACCCATAGGTTTTTTAATTATAGCATTAGTCACTTCAGCAGATTTAGTTAAGGTAACACCACCTAATGTAAACTTACCTGTTCCACCTTTAGGAACACCACTACTACCTATACTAATAACATTTGCTAAAGCACCATAAATACCCGGAAGAGTGCCCGGAACTGTGTAACCTATACCGAATGTAACAGCATCGTTGGTTAGGGAACTAAATTTTTGATTCTTTCCACTACCAAAACCTGTCTTAACTTTAGTTCCTGCTTTAATAGTACCACCTAATGCTATTCTTCCTGCACCACTACCATACATAGCTTCTTCACGTTCTCTTTCATCGTATGCATCTTGACCGTCTTGTACTTCTACAGGTGCTACTTTAGCAGATGTTACTTTTTCTGTTGGTTTTTCTGGTTCAGGTGTTGGTGCTACATTCTTTCCTTGAAGAACAAACCCATCTTCTAGTAACCTATCAATAGGATATAAAGGTTCTCCTGTAGCTACACTATATGGTATTGTTCTTGTTCTACCATCTGGGTGTTTAAATATTCTACTTTCTGTTTCAGGTGCTCCTGTTGCACTAGCTCCTAATAAGTCTTTATAATTACCGGGAGCATACACTTCTTGTGATCCTTGTGGAGAATACATGTTTTGTGGATTTCCTGTAACGGTATTAGTTCCTGTAATATTCATAGGATTATACGCAACAGGAACATTAGGTGCTACATAAGTACCATTAGCAGCTTTAACTACTCCACCTCTATTATACTCTGTTTCTTCTCCGTTGTCAACACTTTCTTCTTCCATGTCTAAATCATTTATATCAAAGGGCATATCATCAGGCATAGTAGCTTCATCAGAGTTACCCATCTGACCCATAGCTTCCATTTTCTTTAAACCTTCTTTAGCTTTTTGTCTCATCATCATTAGTTTTTCTAAACCCATGAATCTAACCACATCGGCAGGGAATACAAATTCACCTTCACTTAGTTGTGCAGGTATGTCATCTCTCACTTCTTCTCGTGTAGAGCCAATCGGTACATCATTGCCTGATACTTCATCAACCATGCCACCTTCATCTTTAAGACCACCATCTTCAAACATTTCCATTTGATTACTTAATGCCATTTACTTCATCCCTTAAATGTTTTAACTTATTCAAAGTAGCTACTGCTCCTTGAGACCTATGTAGAGTTGCTGTATCGTTTGACTGCTCTAGTATCTTATGTTGCTGTTTAACCAATTCATCAATATAATTATTGAAGTGGTTCATTAGCTGGGGGTTGTTCACTAGCGGCTTGATTTGCTGCAGCACCTGCTTGTCCATCATTTCCTGAAAATCCTTGTTCATTTGGCACTGGAGCTTGTCCTGTACCTATATTACCACCACCTGCACCTGTAGGGTCCATTGGGTTAGCACCAACAGGAGGTTGCCCTTCTTGTGGGGGTGCTTGCCCTTGAGCAGGTGTTATGCCCTGAAAAGCTTTTAAAAGCTCTGCTTGCACTGCTGCTTCATCCATGTTGTTTGTAACCTTCTCAGGATCAAGTTCCATAGACTTAGCTATCTCTCTAATTATATAATTAAACTTAGCAAAGGGTGCAAGGACAGGACTAGATGCAACTTGTAAGAATGACATGAGCCTTTGACTTCTTACTTCATTAGCCATCAGACTCTCTGTTCCTCTAGCTTGTACTTCTAAGTCACCTCTAATAGATTTATCAAAGTTAAACTGCATATTAAATCTAAACATGCCTTCACCCAAAGGTTTGAGTAAGTAATCATCTACATTCTTTATAACAGTCTTTATACTACCTGCTGCTGCGTTCATAAGCATTGATATACCTGATGCAGTTCTACCTACACCCTGCACACCTGTTTGCCCATGAGCAAAAGAGGGAAAGCCTGTACTCTCATCAGCAAGCTGTCTAGCCTTATCAAACAGTTGTAAGTTCTCATTAGACACATTAGGAAACTTTGTACCAAATATAGCTTGACCCGGAGCACCACCCTGTCTTCTGAACACTTTACCCGGATACACCGATAGGTCTTGTCCGGGAACTAAGTTAGTTTCGTCTACTTCTATAAGCAAGTTACCTGATAACACAGCGTTGTCCACAGACATTCTCATAAAACCATTCATAAGAGTTTGTGTATCATCCATGTTTTCAGCTAGACCTACTCCAAAGAAGGAATATGGATTAAGTTCGTAAGGAGCTGCCATATAAGGTATAGTAGCAGGTTTGAACGGATTAAGAACCATTCGTAATAACTTACCGTTACAAATCCATATATTCGTTTGTAATTCATCAAATGCTTTTAGGTCTTTTGGTATCTCTACATCGTTTTCTTCAAGCATAGAAATATCACACATTCCCCAATACTCTAGTACTTCAAATCTATCTACTCCGTGATCTGCTGCATAATCAGATAAGTCATCTTCCCAATACTTCTTAGTATAGGATTCACCTGCAGCAATAACGTCATCTATTACTGTACCACGAAAGTATGGTCTTTTCTTTAATCCACGTAATTGCGTTCTTGACATCTTGTGTCTTTCAATCACATATTGTGCTTCATCCATATTGGCTGCATCAGGGTCTGGAAAGAAGTTCCACACTGATACATGTGATGTAGATGGTACAGTCTTAAACACAGGACTATAGTTACCTTCTTCATCCCAATTAGGGTATTCTTTATCTACAGCAAAAGGACCTTTCATCACACCTGTACCAAACAGTGCCATTTCAAATGCTGTACTTCTTAATTGTTTACTAGCACCTGACTCCTGAAGCTGATCCATGATTTGTTTTTCCATAGACTTAGCGGCTATCATAGCAGGACTAAATGTAACAGCAGTAGGTGTTTTACCTACCCCTTCTTGAAGCCCTTCAATATCACCCAACTTGTCTTTAAGAGGACCCAACCTATCTTGCAAAGTTTTTTCAGTAGCACCTTTTGGTAGCTCCATACCATCACCTTTAAAACCATACGGAGAAGTTTTTTCAGGCTCTTCTTTAAGTTGTTCAGGCATCTTAGGATCAAAGCTAACATCTTTAGCCACACCTTCTGGTAGAACTGTTGGCTCAATGCTAATAGGAAACTTGTTACCTGCAAATAGCACATCAACAATTTGTCCATAAGCTGCGAGAGTTTTTGTCTTGGTAACTTTAATAAATACTCGTGACTTTTCTGCTTCAGTAAATTGAACATCACTTCCATATAATCCTCTATAATTTCTATACGACCTCAACCATCTGTCTTCGTCATTAGTACGATAGTCTTCGGCACGTTGATATCTGTCCATAACAAATGGTATAATACCACTGACATTTATATCATTAGTTCCTGACTCTTCTGTATCTTCTAATGCAATAGAGTCATCGTCTAGTGTTACTTGTTCATCTTGTGCCATGTTATATCCTTAATATCCAAATGTAGAATCTGCCATAGGCATACTACTGCTAGGTCTTCCCATTGGGTCATAGTCAAATATACTAAACCTTGGTCTTGACATTATCCCATATCTTAACGCATCATATAGATGGTCTTCTGAACGTGTGTCCACATCTTCCGGATTCTTCTTGTCCAAGGGCAAGGCAGGTAGCTGTGAGATAGTGTTCGTGCAACTATTAAAGAAAACAAGCCGCGGCTCCTCTGTAAATTCATCTACTTGCAAACGTCTGTGTATTTCATTCTTACCTGATACACGACTACCTTTACTTCTATCTGAGGGTCTAAATCTGCAACCTCTCATCGTCATCTGTTCAGCCAAAGAAGGACCAGTATCCCCACGTTTATGCCACAAAGAACTGTCCAAAACCCCATACTTAATATTTCCATCATCGGCTTCAGCATCCAATATCATATCTGCCAAATCTGCGGCAAGTACTTTGCTACAATACAACTCTCTATATATAATAATCTGCTCATCTGGAGAAACAGCAAACCACAGCACCCCACTATAAGAACCATAACCATAATCGCAAGCCCTAAATTTAACCCAATTTCTTGGAATTGCAAAAGGCTCAATAACGTGAATATTCCTATCAAACTCAGTAAAAGCAGCACCTTCTTTAATATCCCAATCACCATCGAGCAACTGCTTACGTTGGTGTTCAGGTAAGGAAAGAAGCATTGTCTCATAGTCACCTTGGGCTGCGAGATAGGGATTGTCAGATAATCTTGCGGGTATAAATCTTCTTTTAAATAATGGTTGTCCTGCTTTAGTGTGTCCTTTCGGATAGGAAAGGTCGTTACCCGACTCAATATCTGTGGCATTAAATGGTCTTCCATAAGGTGCTGGGTCAATAAACATTTTCTTAACCCATTGGTGACCCGGACCTCCGGGATTTGTTGTTGCCCTCATATAGACAGGCAAATCGTGGGCAGTGGACCTTAGACGAGAACGCATATAATTCCATGCGTATGGTGTGGACCATTGAGTCAACTCGTCAAACCCTATCCAGCTAAAAGCTAGACCCTGATAACGCAAGACATCATCATCTCTGTCGAGATATGACATCCACAATCTTGCACCAGATGGTGCAGTCCACTGCATCTTTCTTTCCGACCATTTTATTCCAGACCATATCTTTGGATATATTTCTCTAGATTTAAATACAAGTTCTCTTAGTTCTTCTGTTGTGTGTCG